CCATGCTTGCGCTGATGGTGGATAATTACAAGAATGTGGATGGGTTTGGTGAATTGTGGGTAATGCCGCAAGCAGAGCCAGCCGCAGGCACCGCTGCAAGCGGCACAATTACTATTGCAGGCACGCCAACGGAGGCGGGTGTTTTAAACACCTATATTGGTGATGTGCGCGTGCAGTCTGCGGTTGCCCTCTCGGCAACCCCAACCATTATTGCCGCAGCTCTTGCGGCTGCCATCAACGCAAACCTTGATCTACCGGTTACGGCTACGGCCGCCGTGGGGGTTGTCACCGTCACTGCAAAATGGAAAGGCGACACCGGAAACGAGATCCGCCTTGTCCAAAACTACTATGGTCTGCCGGGCGGCGAAAAAACGCCTGCGGGTATCACGGTAACCAATGCCGCCACCTTAACCGGTGGTGCTGGCGCACCGGTTCTCACCGCCTCCATTGCCGCACTTGGCGATGAGGAGTATGACTTTATCGGCACGCCTTACACTGATGTAACCAGCCTAAATGCGCTGGCATCAGAGATGAATGACTCTACCGGGCGTTGGAGCTTCTTGCGCCAGCTTTATGGTGGTGTTTTCACGGCAAAGCGCGATACCGTTTCAAACCTCATCACCTTTGGCTCAGCCCGAAACGATCAACATGCGAGCATTCTGGGCGTTGAGCCTGATGTTCTGAGCGCCTCGTTTCAGGTTGCCGCGGCATATACTGCACGCGAGGCTGTGTATCTGATCTCCGGCGTAGCGCGTCCGACACAAACCGGCCCGCTTGGTGATATTATTCCGGCGCGCGCTGGCTCTCGCTTTACCAAAACTGAGCAGCAAACTCTGCTCACTAACGGTATCGCTACGCAGTACACCCAAGGCGGGGTTATGCGTATATCGCGCGATATTACCACCTACCAGCGCAACCAGTATGGCCAGCAGGATCCAAGCTACTTTGATACGAACTCGCTGTTTATCAGTGCCTATGTATTGCGCCGCCTGCGTTATGCTGTAACTCAAAAATATGGCCGCCACAGCTTGGCGAATGATGGCACCAACTTTGGTGCAGGTGCAGCGGTTGTTACTCCTGCGGTTCTCAAAGGTGAGATCATTGCGCAGTACAAGCAAATGGAGCTTGAGGGGGTTGTTGAAAACTCGAAATTGTTCCAACAATATCTAATTGTTGAGCGCAATGCGAATGATCCAAATCGCCTTGATGTTCTGTTTCCGCCTGATTATGTCAATCAGCTCCGCGTGGTGGCAGTGCTCAATCAGTTCCGCCTCCAATATCAACCAGCGTCCTTGTAAGGATTATTCAAAATGGCTAAAAAAATTGCAGGGATTTGCTACATTAAAGTTGATGGGCAGCAGCTTAGCATTGAGGGCGGCGTTGAGGTGAATGCATCCTCTGTGCAGCGCGAAACGAAAATGGGCCTTTCAGGCCCGGCTGGGTATAGTGAAATAGCTCGCGTTCCGCGTGTTGCGTTCACAGGTTTTGTGCCCGCTGACTTCCCATTTGCGATGCTGGAAGAACGCACGGATTTGACCATTACTGTATCCATGGCCAATGGTAAAAACTTCACCCTCTCGGATGCATACCAAGTGGGTGAGCCTAATTTCTCGCCAGTAGATGGCACCGTAAACCTCGAATTTAACGGCATGCAAGGTTTCTTCAATGAGTAACAATCAGCAAGATGCTGCGCCAGCAAGCGCAGAGAATACAATTTTCACCCACAAGCTTGCGGCCAAGCTGATGGTGCACGGGGAGATGGTAGATTCTATCTCCCTGCGCGAACCAACTGCAAAGGAGGTTCGCCAGTTCGGCTATCCTTTCCGCGTGCGCGGCGATGAATCTGTTGAGATGCTAGGTGATATTGCGCACAAATACATTGTGACACTAGCTGCTGCCCCGCCGGATGCCATTGATAAGATGGCGGCCAAAGATTTTATGGCTCTGCAGGCTGGTCTGATGGATTTTTTCGCACCGGCATAAGGGGGATATCTAGTGTTGATGCGCTGATTAACTCGGTTTTTGAAACCGCGTTTTTCTGGCGCACAGATCCCGCTGCTATTTTAAATCTCCCACTATCCTCACTGTTTCTGTATATTGATCAGGGTGAGCGTATTATTGAAATCCAGAGGGTAGCAAGAGATGGCGGGGAAAGTTGAACTAAAGGCAATCATCAGTGCGGTTGATAAGCTCACGCCTACCCTTAAGGGGATTACGCGCAGCTCAAAAATTGCCCGCAAGGCCATTGCCGACATGGGCGCTGCTGGATCCCGTCTAAAATCTGAGCTTGGTATTCCAATTTCACTGCTTGGCGCAGCCACTGTGGCTAGTCTCGCGGCGGCAACAAAGTCTTTCGCGGACTATGGCAGCGAGATCAATGATGCATCCACCAAGTTGGGCATCCTGCCAAAGCAGCTGCAGGAGTTGAAGTTTGCCGCAAAGCTGAACGGCGTTGAGTTCGGATCACTAACAAGTGGGATGGTGAAACTCAATAAGGCCATCGCCACAGCCGCCTCTGGTAAAAATAAAGAAGCTGCCGGCCTTTTCAAAAAACTTGGGATTTCTCTCAAGGATTCAAACGGCAATTTCAAAACATCTGCGGAGCTCATGCCGGAGATTGCTGATGCGATTATGCGTATCAAAAATCCTGCGCAACGCACGCTCGCGGCAATGACTCTTTTCGGTAAATCCGGCGCAGATCTCATCCCGGTTTTGCAGGGCGGGTCTGAAGGGTTCAAAGCTGTTGCGCGTGAGGCGGCGGAGCTTGGCCTTGTGCTGAGCTCAGAGGATATTGCGGCAGCCGACGATCTCGGGGATAACCTTGATCGTATTAGCGCCGCCGGGCAGGGACTCGCTAACACCATAGGGAGCCAGCTGGCTCCAATTCTAAACCCGCTTATTACCAAGCTTTTGGAGTGGTACAAAGCTAACCGCCTTATCATTAGCTCAAAGATTTCCGAGGTTGTGAAAAGCATTGCTGCCAGCCTTGAAAGTGTGAATTGGGCGGCTTTTTATGATGGCGTTTCAAGTGCTGCGCGGGGGGTAAATGATTTTGCAAAGATGATCGGGGGTTGGAAAAACCTGCTAATCGGATTAGTGGTGGTCATGAATGCAGGTGTTATTGCATCGCTCATTCAAATTGGGATCTCCGCTTTCGCGTTAAGCAAGGTGATGCTGGTTCTCTCCGCAAACACGGTTATCGCAATGGCATCTTTTGCCCGCTTTGCTGCGGTGCAGGTGATTGCCTTCTTGGGGAATTTCATCTACGCGCTGCGGGCTGGCACAGGTGCAATGTGGGCGCTTAATTTTGCGCTCACCGCAAACCCAATTGGCGCAGTTATTGTGGCCGTTGCTGCTCTTGCGGCGGGCTTGGTGTATCTCTACAATAACTCGGAAACGGTGCGCAATGCTATCAACAGCCTCATTGACACCATGGCAAACTTTTTGAAATCAATCCCGCAGACATTCTCCAAGCTTTGGGAGCTGCGCGAATATCTGCAATTTGATAACAGTGATATCAATGTCGCGCGCAATACCAACGCAACCACAAACATTGTTGATAAGCGTGGAGATGGGCGCACCAATCTCATCAGCGCACCAGCTGCCGCGCAGGCCAATGGTGCAAACGTATCAGGTCAGGTGACGGTTAAATTTGAGAACGCGCCAAAGGGAATGAGCGTTGCGCCTGCGCAAACAAATCAGTCAAAGGTTGGCATCAATACTGATGTTGGATACAGTAGCTGGGCAACTCCGGGGTAGATATTATGTGGCAGGGCAAACTACAAAAAGCGAGCTTTCGCGGCATCTCCTTTGAGGTTGATGATGCGGAGTTTACTGCGGGCCGCCGCATTCAGGTGCATGAGTACCCATTGCGGGATATTCCATTTGCGCAAGATATGGGCAAGGCAGCCCGCGAGGGCACCATCTCAGCCTTTCTGGTGGGTGAGGGTGCGCTCACCGCACAGAAAGAGCTGCTTGAGGCAATAGAGCTGCCCGGCGCGGGACAGCTAGTCCATCCATTCTTAGGGCAAATGCAGGTTACGCTGCGCCCATCTAACATTCGGTACAGCGGCGGATCCCTCGGGATTGTGAGAATTGATTTCTCCTACGTTGAGGCTGGTGAGCTTGCGTTTCCCAATGGTGGCTTGGATAGTGGTTTTGCCACAC